ATGAATTTAAAAAAAGAAATAAACGCCAATAGCATTAAGATAATGGTTATAGCATTTATAACGTCTTTACTCGTTTATTTTCAAAACCTAACCAACTTTTCTATATCAATAGACACAGAGTACGCTTTTTTTTCATGGCCTAATGAAGGTATTTTATGGTGGATTTCTCTAGGGCGGTGGGGTTCAGCAATAATCGACTATATATTTAGGGTAAACGCCTACACGCCGGGGTTTACAACTCTCGTAATGTTAGCGCTTAATGTTATAACTGCTTTCTTATTAGCTGTAAACACGTTTAAGCTCCTTAGTACAAGGATAATGTTTGCTATTATTTTTGTATCATTTCCGCAATTTGCTTATCAAGCTGAGTTTGCTCAGCAGTCCGATACCGTTGCATTAGGTCAACTTCTCGCATGTATATCAGGTCTGATACTTTATTCTTCAATCTTTGGAAAAGACAAAGTAAATATAAAACTTCTATTTATTGGGGTTTTAGTGCTTACCTTTTCACTAGGAATATATCAATCACTAATCTCTTTCCCTGTCGTTGTATTTTTAATGCAATTCATTGCAAAATGTAATGAAGAATGCAAAAAGAGAATCATTAAATGTTTTTCAATATTTTCGTTTGCAATAATACTTGCTACATCCATTTATTATATAATAGTTTTTTTAAGTCATGCTATATTCAACGTAACCACACCCACATATCTTAAAGACACCTTTCACTGGCTAAAAGAACCTGTATACGAAACGCTTCAAAGGGTGAGTGAGGTTGTGATATCAACACTCACAGGTGATTATTATTTTGGGGCTAGCATTATTCCGTTCATGGTGGTTCCCGTTGTTTTTCTTTCCTATAGTCAGGTAATCAATCATGATAAAAATATTATAAAATTAATATCAATATTAACATTAGCAATCAGCCCCTTCTTTGTGGTTATCGGACTCGGGGGCATACAGGGACCCAGAGTTTTGCTTGGGTTATCTGCAACATTCGCTTTTCTATTTGCTTTCGCTATAGAAAAATTAAAAACATGCAGCAAAGTAAAAAGCACACTGTCAGCCCTAATTTGCACAATTGTAGTTTACTATAGTGCATCAACAGTAAATATGCTCTTTTACTCTGATGCAATGGCAAGAGAGATAGATTCCAACATAACTAACAGGATATTGTCCCAACTACAAAGTAAGTATGGTAACTTTAATCCGTCAACGGATGTCGTAAGTTTCATCGGTGCGTATCCCACATACAACCCTTGGAAAAAAAATAATTCTGACACCTTTGGTGAGTCAATGTTTAGTTTTTCAGGAGGAGATCCTCGTAGAATTACAAAATATGCAGCAATGATAAGTGGGTTTTCTTTAAATTTACACATTGCAAGTAACGACGAAAAAGAAAAATTAAAACTCATTCCGTCATGGCCTGACGCGGACTCAATAACAGTTATGAATGGAATTTATTTCATTAAGCTAGGAGATTAATAAATGGCAAGAGGTGGTTTCTACCTCTTGCCTTACAAAATCAACCAAACTTTTTATTATGAACAGAAATTTAGCCTGATGCTAATCTAGCAACAATACCAGCCATAACAAAAACGATTATCTGGTCATAATTAAGTGCGTATGCATCATTCACTTCATCATGGTCTATCATTTTGTATTTTCTGTAATTAAGCCCATGTTTTTCCATTACTTTTATTACATCTTGAACTATGTACCCGATATTAATAGGTGAGTCATCGCCCATTTCCTCACAATCTTTAAGCCACATGAATGTACCAGAGCATAGTGCAAGCTCTTGTGCAGCAGCGATTTCATTCTCTGTAAATTTCTTAAGCTTGGTTTTCTTGCGTTCATCAGATGTTGTTAAAACCCCACCTGCGGAATACACAAGTTTCCATAAACGAGTTGAGTCACCGTTGGTATATGTGTTGCTTATGTGAGGCCCGCAAGCGCCATTAATGTCTAGGGGAAATACTGGATTATCTGTATTAACACCAACGTTACCACCGCGAGGATTAATAACTACTTGGTAGTTATTGCCGGATGCATCACTCCCCTGAATAAAGCCGCCGTTAGAGCCAGAGTTGCTCAAACATCCAAACTGTAGCTCTCTAGCACCGTCTGTGTATTGCGTCCTGAAAGAACCTAGCTTAAACATTGTGCCATCTGACATTGGTGCATTGGTTTTATTACTAGCATATAAAAGTGCAGATGGAGATGACCCATCATTCATAATCCCAACAAGGCCGCTTGGTGTAATCTCCATTACTTTATGCGGTTTATAGGCACCATCGTCACCGTTATAAAAACGGATAGGATAATATTTACCATCCCCGGAAATTCCTGCCCTTATTTCGTATTCACCAACTGCTTTAGCAGAGATAGTTAAATTCTCCTCATCCACGCCTGTAGTTTTCTGCACACGCAATGTACTTATTTGTGAGTTAATATCATCCCTCATTTTGTATTGCGCGTTTGTGGCATTTATAGAGGTATCCTGCAAAGTGCACGTATTGCCTTTATTAGATATACTGACGACGGTACGAAGTGTTCCGTTAAGCCAGAATTTATACGTACCATTTCCATATCCGAAGAAAAAGAATGGATCTCCTGATTTTCTTGTACATACCCCATTTACCACGTCGCATATACCCCCACCTGTGGTATATACGTAATGGTATCTAGAATGAGCACCTATGGCAGCAGTAAGGTTTCCCCCTCCAATTTCTGTAACAGAAATCTGGTCTGCTGAGGTTAATGCAGTAATTACCAGGGCCCTGTCAAAAGCATAAATTGCATCACCTACTGCCCAATTAGTAATGTCGAAAAGCGAGCCACTTTCACGTATCAGTACGTTCTGTGACTGATGTACAAGTTGACCTTGTGCCGCAGAGCCATAAATAGCAACTTCTGATGGGTTATAATTTTTGCTAGTTTGAATGCGCATCCAGTTAGCGTGCCCATCTGATGATAAGAACATTCCATCACCAGAATCCATAAGAGCGCCTCCACCAACTTTAAAGCCACCCATATTCGCAGTTGTTCCCGCAGAAACAATTCCCGCACCGAATTTAGTTTCGTCTCTTCGGCGGTACTGAACGTTTAAAAATGCAGAAAAGGATATGGCTGGTGTTAATATTGCCTCAGAGTCAACAATTAACGTGGGTAGTTTTGCCCACACCAGGGCGATAGGAGTATTGCATACATAATTACCAGCAGGAACATATAGTGTTGTGCAACCGGAAGGAAGCGCAGCAATCATTGCTGCCCATAAGGAACTCTCGTCAGTGCCGTCACCCATAATCCCATAATCACGGACATTAATGAAATCAGCTAGCGCAAGCTTACCATTCCTGATAGTAAGAGGACGATCAAGCAGATTCTGTCTTAACTGGTCAGGGTCATACTTCAGCACATTAGGGAAATAGAACTGCTGCGTGCCATATGCATCATAAACAGCCATCGAATGACCTTGCACGGTAACGAATTTGGCAATCTGTCCGTTATATACAGGATATCCGGCAACGTTAATGATGATTGGCTGTGCAACAGGAATGTGAGAACCGTCTTCGTTCTCCACATAAACCTGAATCTGGTTTTCAGGATTTACCGGGTCAGTGTCAATTTTACCGATATAAATTTTGCCATTGGCTACGGCTTTAAAAGAACGAGCCATAGTGAAGAGTTGCGAAGGCATGCTTACCACAATATTTGCGGTGATATCTGACATTTCATTGCTCCAGACGAATGATATGATGCAACCATGATGTGATTGCATACCGAAATGGTACTATTGAGTATTTATCCAGTAAGTTACGATGCCATTCCACCCACCTGGTGAGGCATCAAGGATGTACAGCAAATACGACGAGGCGCAGTTTCACTTGAGACTTCCGCATGAACTCCACGCGAAAATTAAACAGCGTGCGAAGATGAATAACAGGTCTCTGAACTCAGAGATAATTGCAGCGATTGAAGAATCACTGGATAAACAAAACTCTGCATCAGTTTACATTGACGATGCAGAGCGTATGGCAGAACAACAATCCGATATGGTTAAGAAAATTGTCTTTGATACGCTCAAAGAGCTATATAAAAAAGACAGCAGCTAACTATCAGTTACGGAGGATTTATGCAAAGAGATATGCTGAATATTGCGTTCTACATATTTGGTTTTTGCACGTTCCTGGTGTTTGCGAAGCTATTCTGACAACGCATCAGACTTGGCACCTTGAGTCAGGGCGTTAATGGCCTTTTGCGCCTGCTGCATGGCTTTCTCAAACGCTGTTGATCCGCGCGGGGTGTTTGCCATTCGGAGCATTGCATTTCTGAATGGTTCGCTCTCATAGGCGCGAGTAAGAAGTCCGTAGCTTACCGCTGCGCCAGTTGTCGCCGGGTTCATTGCCGTCCCATATCCAATAATGAACGGGATGGTTTGCTGCCCTGTTGGTGTTGTTACTGCCGCTTTTGCAGCCTGCTGCGTGGATTGCAAGTAGTTTTTCAATCCTTTCAGATAAGCAGCGTCCTGCCCCTTAAATGTGATGCCAGTCTGGTTTTGCAGGATGTTAAGCTGCCGAAGGAACTGGTCAGGGGATCCGCCAGATTTCTCCATCGCCTTTCCAATGATGCCATTGCGCATTTGCGCCCTGCCAACACGACCAACTGAGTTATACAGCGTCTTAATTTCCGATTTGTTCTTGCTGAATAGCATGTTGTTGACAACTTCCGGCGTCAGGTCGCCTTTCATGAGAACATTCTTCAGCCTGGTATTCTTTAGTTTCGCCGCTTCGTCAGCGTATACGGCATTGGCCTGCTGATATTTACGGAGAGTATCGTTGCCAAGATTCTGACCAATGGCACCATTGATATCGTCTGTCATCGCCTTGTAAACGCGCTGAATGGCAGCATCGGAACGGTTTGGTAGCACTGGTCGTTCCCCCTTCACGTCCATTCTGAACTGGCTGCGCAGATCGCTTAATTGCTTCAAATCCAGATTTACCGGACCATCAGGACCAGCATTGCGAACAAGCTCATCACGATAGGACTGAAGTTTTGAAATAGTCTCGTTATCAGCAACCTTACCAAGCTTCTGCAGGTTAGATATTTCTGTATCAATCTGCTGCATTGCTCGCGCAGGCTGAATGTTTACTCCAGCCATAGCATTCTGAACCTGCTCCAGTCGATTACCGGCGGCACGACGAATTCCTGATGTTTTCGCTTTAAGGCTGTCAATAACAACCGCTGGATCATACTCACCGAATTTATCGGCAAATCTCTGCACCAACTGGCTTCTCGCTTCCTGTTGCGTTGCTCTCATTCCGCTTGTGCCAGCCAGAGGGATATTTTCTGCTGTAGTCTGCGCCATTTTTCCGACGCGGGAAGTGGGTTGTAACAGGTCTGTGGTGTGCAGAGGAACTCCTTCACGCTCTGCAAATCTGATAGCTTGCTGCGCTTCTGGCGCAATAGCACCGCGAACGCCACGATAAGCAGCACCTAATCCACGTCCAGCAGCGTTAATAGCGCCGCCTGCCAGAACGCCAACACCTAAATCGGTAGCGAGTGCTTCCGCATCATCTTTCATACTGTTTGCAGCAAGTGATCCAACTGCGTTTTCTGCGAGAAGTCGAGTTGCCCCCTGAGCAATTCGACCAGCAAGTGTTGGTGCCTGTGCCGCCGCTCTCTCAACGCCAGCAGGAGTGAGGTAAGGCAATGCTTCAGCAAATACCCTTCCCTCTGTCGTTTGTGGAGTCAGCACACCTTGCTGAAGGCCAAAGTCCTGCTCTAATCCCTGCGTTGTTACTCGTGGTGCTGGTTGATATGTCCCATCGCCAATACCGAGTTTACCGCCAGCCCAAGCCGCCGCGCTTGTTACAGCATCGGCAACTGATGCAGGTATGTTTGCCACGTTCACGCCAGCCTGCACCAGTCCGCGACCAGTCTCTTTTACTGCTTCGCCAAGATCAGACATAAATCCACTTTGCTGTGGTTGTTGCTGTGATACTGGTTGTTGTGTCTCCACTGTCTGCACAGATGGCAATGGATAGGCAGCATAGAAAGCTTGCTTAGCCTGCTCTGCATTTTCTCCGGCTTGCGGGGCCACGACTTCATTGAAGTATTGCTCCTGAGCCTGCGCTTTTTGTTCTGGTGCTAACGCCTGATACTGTGGAGAGGCGATAACATCTTTCCATGCTTTAGCCATTAATCACCCCATAGTGAAGAAAAGTTACTGCCAGTAGTAGATTGTTGCCCTGGCATATTCTGCACCGGCTCCTGATAATCAAACTGTTTTTTAACAGTGCTCAACTTGCTTTCAAGCTGATTTCTAATCTTTCCGATAGAGTCACGAAAAGCCTTTTCACTCATTTTGGGGCTTAGGGCACCAACCGCATCGGATAATTTTTTACCCTCAGCATCTGAAAGAGCCCCCATACCCTTAAGGGACTGCACCATAGGAAGGAATGTTTGAGCTTTAAAGGTGTCGAGCCTTGCTTCAAAGTTAGCCGCATCAGAGCCAGGAACTGTCGGAAACGCTGAGCGAATTCCTACTGCTTTTGAAAGGCCGGGGCTTTGCTCTATCTCGTTGAGAGAATCAAGCGCGGTGCTGAATGTATCAACTGCACCCTGAGCGGCGGCCTGCCTGTCAGCGCGGGCTATGTCAGCCTTTTGCCGAACATCTGCCTGTTTCTGTTTTAGCTCTTCAAGCTTTAACTGATTGCTTTCTCTGGCTATTTGTCTGTCCAGAGCCTTTTCTTGTAATTCTGCTCTTTGTATTTCGCGGGAAAGAGCAGCATTCTGTGCGCTGATGTTCTGTCCACGTATCTGGATGTCCTGACCACGCGCTGTTAGCGCCTCTCCAGCCTGATTGCTGCGGATTGTCTCTGCCAGCCTGCCTCGGTCAATCTCACGACCTGCCATCTTGTCCTGAACATTGAAGTAATCAATCGGACCAAGAGCAGCCATTCCAAGGTGATCAACAAACTCACCAAATCCTGAAGGGTTCTGCTGATACATCTGAGCAACGCTGTTAGGGTCAACACCGACGCGAGTCAGTTCCTTGGCGTTGTTTTGCAGCCATGATTGCATCGCTTCTGGAGATGATGACGCAAGGCGAGCGCCAGCCGCTAATGTGCCGATAGAATTACGCTGATCTTCATCAATGAATCCCATGCCTTTACGAACGGATTCAATCTGGTCTGGATATTGAGTAGCTAACTGACGCAAAGCACCGCGATCACCAGACGCATAAGCATTAGCGTATGCCTGCTGAAATTCTTTCTGCCGCTGAGCCTGCTTTTCCTGCTGAAAAACACCAGCAATACCTGAAAGACCTTGCAAGGCCGTCAGTCCAACATTGTTAGCGCCTGAGCGCTCAATATCATTGTTCTGCCTGATAAGCTGAAGCGTATTTCCGATGTCATTTACGCTAGGGGCGTTTGAGTTGACGCCACCGATACCAGCCAACAGTCCGCCATTTGATCCTTGCCAAGTAGCCATGATTACCCCTTAAAACAACGAGCCAAGCAGGCCAAGTCCGCCGCCAATTGCCGCACCTAATCCAGTGCCAAGTCCGGGAACAATAGAGCCAAGAGCAGCGCCAGTCATAGCCCCTGAAGCTCCGCCGCTAATTGCTGTCTGAAGGCCTGATGGTTTATTGGCGTTAGCAGCGGCAAGTGCTGCGCTTTGCTGCGCAATGCTGCTCATGTTGTTGGCGTATGTCTGCCCGGCGTTCGCCTGACCTTGCAGCGCACCAAGGCCAATGTTTGCCAGATTGTTGTAGTTGCTCATCTGGTTTGACAACCACGACTGACCGAGAGTCGGGGCAATCGTGGCCAGTTGATTGCTTGTGGCTGTCGAGCCAAGTCCCCCAGTCGCCTCCGCAGCAGCAAGACTCTGGTAACGCGCCTGCCCTGCAAGGTCTTTATACTGCTGAGAGTTGTAATACTGATTAAGTGCCTGCCCCTGACCTTCTAAACTGGAAAGGTTCTGAAGCTGGTTAACATACTGCTCCGCAAGAGGCGTGAACGGAGCAAGGTTTTTCATGATCGTCTGCCACTGCTGATTTTGCAGGTCTGCTGCATACTTCTGAGCTTCTGCGGCATACTTTGCGCTTTTATCAGAACTGCCACCTTTCCCGCCTTTTTCAGGGCAATAAGGTTCCTCGCCGCGCAGTTTTCTGCCCAGCTTAAATGCATATAACATGGCTATCTCCCGTGATTCAGGAAGTCGATTAGTTCTTCGCGTGTTGCGCTGTAAAACGTCACGTCATCCACGCCTTTGAAGTATTTCTTGATGGTTCCTACACGATTAAGGCCAATCATTGCGCAGTACATCTGACCGTGGCGGAATTTGCGTGCAGCGAACGATGTGACGCACTGAACGGTGGTGTTAGTCAGAATGTATCTCCAGAACGCCAGCCCGATTTCCTTGCTGAAGCCGCGAATCTCTGGCAGGTACATGGCGTGGCAATCGAATGTAAGCGGCTGAATTTCCTGATAGTAAACAATGCCGCCAAACTGACCGTGCACGTTAACCTCAAAGTAACGGCATTCAGGCTTGTAGTCGTATCCATCACCGTTGTTGCTTCCGGCAATAATGTCAGGGTGATTTCCTACTGCTTCGATCAGGTCGATGTTTCGCGTTGGTTTGAACTGAATCATCACTGCTCCGCGATTATCTTGATGGTTGTGGCAGTAAACGCCGCACCATTTGACTGAATGGTTAACGTGCTGCCATTTGTGGCAAGAAAGCCGTCTTTATCCACGCTGAAGAACGTAGCTAACAGGATGTTATCGGTTGTTGTCGCCGAGTTGCGACTGCTTACCAGTGTGTCAGGAACAGAGCCGGAAAAGGTTAGCTGCATTGACCTGTTGGCGGTTCCGCTGGGCCACGTCCCGACGATCGACAGCTTGAAGAACAAGGTTTTGTTCTCGTTGAACACAACCATCTTGTTGTTAACGGTGTCGAAGAATGGTGCCAACGAGCCTGATGACGGCGTGAGCGTTTTCAGCAGGCTAACAAGGTTGGTCGGCGCTGTCGGGATGGTTACAGATACGCCAGAGTAAACAACCTCTGACGTCTTGCGAGTAGTGGCATACTCCAGGGCATCGATGCGCGTTTCATGGTCTGAAACCTGCGACTCCAGCGACTGAACTCTGGTATCAAGAGACGCAATATCGCTTTCATTCTGAGCGATTCGCGTTTCATGTTCCTGAAGAGTTGATTCTGCCTGGCTGATTCGCTCCTCATGATTAACAAGCGTTGCTTCCGCAGCAGAAATTCGCTGCTCATGGTCAGCGAGAATCACATCCTGCTCATCGTTCCTGACTTGTGCGTCATAAGCGCCCTGTCCGGCCTCGTTGGCCTTGTTAGCCACGTTACCAACATCAGTGCCCTGTGCGATAACGTAAAGCAGATACGACTGCGAGAAGATATTGCGTGGAAGGATTGATGTATCGAGCCGCGTCGCCTGCACAATAACAGGAGTGTTGAGATTCGAATCCGCCATTACTCAATCCTTATCTGAGCGCCAGAAAGAGTTACAGGTGACTTCGTGATAACGCGCAATTTGAAGCCGACATTTTTCCTGATGCGCCCGACTCGCTTCCACAAAACACGTTTGTCGTAAACGAACGGTTCATTCTGTTCAATCATCTGCTCACGTCCGTAATTTATGCCGTCAGTGGTTGCAGAGAGGAACAGGCGGTCGGCGTACTGAGCTACGCCAGTGGATGATTCCACCTCCAGATCGAAGCATCTGGCGTTATCCGCTTTGAACAGTGGAGTAAACAGCAGGTGTTCCTGTTGAAGCCCATACTGGCTGCTGATATCGAACTGCAATTTCCCGGTCACGGACTCCAGCTTATCGCCGCACGTTATCTGATTGCCTTCGTAAATGAAGTCGATAGCGCGGTACACATCGTCATACAGGCCTGTTTTCAGCACACACCATTGCGGACCATTGGCGCTTGAAGATGCGTCGTACACGAGAACATGGCGCGGAAGGTGGATAATCAGCAACTCATGCGCATCAAACCGCAGCGATTCCATCACGCCATCAGCCAGTTCATCAGCAGTGTAGGAGCGTAGTATTTTCTCAATGCTCGCGCTGGCGATTGGTGACACCTGACCGGATCCGATGATGTATACAGACGGCGCACCTGTTGCCGGATTGCTGATGAACGCATACGAATCAGCAAACGGCGTTTTGCAGTAAGTCCCGGCAATGCCTTTCTGCACCATCAGCGATGGCTGTGCAACATACAAAGCGGCACCAACGGTGGTTGCCCCAGTCAGGGAAAAATATTCAATCGTCGATGAGCCAAAGCAGACGATGAAGTCTCGCCATGTTCCGATGCCGATGATACCGTCCGGCTGCGATTCTGCGCGATATTGTGCGCTGTATCGGTCAGGGTGCGATTCGTCTTCAAGGTCAGTGATAAACCATGAATCAGTACCGTCTTTTGACCACGCATAACGCCCACGTAAACGCGTAATGTCGCGAACCGAACCTAACTCATACTGAGTGAATCCGCTGTCTGTAGGCCAGTTTGAGACTGTTTTAACCGTGCCATCATAGCGATACTCGATCAGTTGACCATTAACGCCTACCGCCTGAGATGTTCGACCATGCGCCATTGATACGCGACCACTTCCGGCAACATCACCGACCTCGCTTTCGCCTTTGTAGAGCTTGCCGCCACACACACGATAGACAGCATTCTGCGCCATGTTGTACTCGACGCCTCGAGATACACCGTTCACATCAGAACGTTTGGCAATGCCCGGGAATGAGCGAAGATATCCGCTGCTGTTGAGGATTTCTTTGGGTGTAGCCAGCATATTCACTGGCAGATAGTCGATATAGTCGGCGTTTCGAAAGTCTTTGCCGACACCTTTCATAAGCGGAAGTTGCTGAATCGGCATTTATTCACCTCACGTACTCGGATCATCTTTCTCGATGTAAAACCGATTCCACGTAAACGCGCTTTTGTTACCACTACCGCGAGGCATGTCATTTCGCCGCTCAAGTGGTGGTATTTTGGTTAAAGCGATGCAGATTGTCTGATATGCGCTGTCAGCAGCGGTAAGGAGAGCATCTGACGGCTGAATGACGTTATCCATGCACACTTGCACAGCGAGTTTCAAAGCGACGCCATCATTTGCCCATGCAGGGATACCTGAATCATCGTCAGGTAACGGCATGATGCCGTTTTCTGTATCAGCAAACTGATATCCAAGCTCGATACCTTTCGCCTGCCATGCTGCCATCATGTCTTCGAGGTCATTAATGGCATCTTCTATTGCCTGAGGGTCGGCATCTGTCAACGTGGCATTGGAATACAGCCCGGCTTTTCGTAAAGCCTTAAGAACGAGATCACCCTTCGTTTTCGCCATCTTCTTCCGCCTTAGCCACTTTATGCTTCGTTGCGGTTTCTTCAGGAGTTTTTACCCAGCCTTTTTTCAGGTGAGATTTAACTTCTTCGTCATCAACAATGATGTAATCGACAGCAAACTGACCACAGGTGATCATGTTGCCAGGCTTATAGAGCATTGTTCGTGCCATTGTCTTCTCCAAATAAAAATGGGGCCGAAGCCCCACCAAAATTACTGCCCGGCAATAACGATGCCCGTATATTCAGGAACAAGTACAGAGCAACCGTACAGGGTGGTGAAACGCGCAGTGGTTACACCTTTGATGTGGTCGAAGGCGTAAGACATGATCAGCGTAGCGCCCTGCTCGGTGGTTGCTGTCATTACCTGTGGACCCTGACCAGTCGGGAACGCCAGTTTGCCGTACATCAGTTCAACAGAACCATCAGCCCAGAACAGGTTAGCCGGTGCGGCATTTTTGTTGAGAATGGTGATTGCTGCGCTACTTGCCGCATTAGCATCAACGTTTGCATATGGACGGCTGGCGACATCCGCGTTGTCAGGCGGCAGAATTTTCGGGGATATAGTTACTGTCGTTCCGCTAACTGCCAGAACGCGGAATACCTGCGGCTGCCCAGTGGTATCTTTGGTGATCTGGTGTACGGAATTCACCCCTGCGATGGTAAACGCATCGCCAACCTGCAAACCTTCAGCAGATACCGTAATGGTCCCCTGTCGGTTATCCACTGGCATATCGTTAGCATCTTTCGCTTCAACCTTGTGCGCAGGTGCTGCTGCCAGCGTAATGGAAGTTGCTGTACCCTTCGGAACACGACCGGAAATATCGGTCTTGTAGCTATCGAAGGACGCAACTGGAGGGATCTGCGCTTTTTCGTATGCTGTCAGGGTTGCGCCCTGAGCATAGGCACGGTGACCAAGCTCGCCAGCAAGGTCTTTGTAGTTGAAGGGGTTCCAGAAAGAGCGACGGTTGATACCCTGAGGTACACCAATCGCCGTCATGGTGGCATCAATACCTGCCGCACAGTTCCACAAATCACGGCCCTGTGAACCAGTGGTTGAGTCAGCCATTGTGATCACGTTAGTAGCACGCTGCGTGACCATGGAAATCAGGTCAGAGTCAATCTGTGCAGCAAGGCGCATACCTGCGGCGCGACCAGCTTCAGTTTTATGTTCCGGGTCACGCATTTCACGCGCATCCAGAGTGTACAGAATGTTTTTCGGCTCCTTGAACACAGAAGGAACAAGGCGCTGAACCAGTGCTGTTGGCGTTTTGCTGCTGAGGTCGAGGCCTTCCTCAATATTCATGTGGTAATGCTGCGGACGATACAGAACATCACCTGCTCGCTGCATTGCTGTATCACCGGGACGGAATTTTTTAGCGTTACGGGAAACTACGCAGGCGGCCTCAAAGCCTTCAACGTAGTTTTCGAACATGATTTCAAGGTCTTTTGCTAATTGGTTAGCCATGCTTAATGCTCCGATAGGTTATTTTTTTGCCTTTTTAGCGGCGAAATACGGCGTCCAGTCACCAGTTTCCAGCGCCTTGGCTTTCAGTTTGTCGAGGTTATTGATTACTGCGCCGTTGCTCCCCTTAACTGTCGGGGTTGTGGCTGCCGTGGTTTTTGCTTTTGGCATGATTCTGGCCTTCGATTCGATACGTTCCAGCAGACGACCAATTGCTACGGGGTTGGTAGCTTCTGCCAGTTGCTTGCGCAGTTCAGCGTTGCGACCGAGTGCCAGAACAACGATTTCCGGCTTCTCTGACTCAAACAGGATCGCGTTTTGTGTCTCGATGGGGATTTCCTCGAGTACGGCCTGCTCAGCTTCCTGATAGCCAGGAACTTTGAGAGCCTTAACACGTTGCTGATATTTGGATAATCGCTCTTGATAGGCAGCCTGAAGCTCCTGCTCCTTCTGCTTGCGAGCCATCTCCTGTTGCTGGTACTTGCCGTTATCCTCTGCCCACTTAGCCATGCGTTGCTGGTAGATTTCTTCATCGAAACCGATGTCCTCATCATCCAGTTTTGGCATTCGCGGTGGTTGAGTGATTACCGGCTGCTGCTCGACGGGTTTCTGAGACTGACGCATCAGCTCTTTCAGCTCACGGTCTTTCTCTTTAATCGTCTTGCGCAGGTGTTTTACCAGTCCATGCTCTGCGCCATCTTCGCTGGTTGGCGAATCCAGCTTTTCGTCACCAAAGTAGAATTCCTGTTCTGATTCGTCGGCATCAGTTTCAGTATCTTCCTCTACATCATTGCCGGAGGACTCACTGCCATCTTCTGTTTCGACTTCTTCAGCCAGTTCGACATCATCAGGAATCTGCTCTGACGCGTCGGTTTCGATTTCAACTTCTGGTGTGTTTTCTGCCATCTGGTCCATTTGTTACCCCTGTTTACTCGATGTTCAGCCCATCGGAAGGCAATAGGGTGCCAGGCCTCATAAAGACAGCCATTGCACGTTATGGGTTAATTACTGCTGTGGTTGTTGCTGAGTTGATTTTTGCAGGATGCTGCTGATGTCCATGCGCTGCGCATGACCCTGTGCCTGACTTTTCAGGACAAGCTCTGCATCAGCACGGGCATTGTCTCCTTGCTGTTGCTGGAACTGTCCGAGCAGTTTCAGAGCCTCGCGGATATCAGATTTCTGCTGACTATCGGCAGATGCGAGTATTTTCACAACATTTGCCGCTGCAACCTGAGCATCAGTCTGTGCCTGGAATGCTTTAACCTGAATGGCTGCCTGTTCGTTCTGCGCTTTCTGCAATTCAGCCTGGCCAGCAAGAAGCTGACCTTGCGCAGCAACCATAGCCGGATCTGGCTGACTGGCCTGTTGTTGTTTCACCTGCTCAACCATCTTCTGTTCTTCTGGTGTTCTCGGCTTGATAACTCCAGACAGAAGCAACTGATTGCGGTTGTATTCTTTAAGGTCGTCCATCCCTTCGCCGTCCATATTGTCGAGAATCATCGACGATACAAGGTCGTGCTTCGGCGTTCCTGGTGGGATAAGTGCCAGCATGGAAAGTAACGACTTAACCGTTGCATCACGGCGAGTAGCGAACGACTGACCAACATCGACAGTCACTTCATAGTTGCCCTGCGAAAGGTCATTAAGCGCGATAACCTGCCCTGTCTGACGGTCAACAACTTCACCAGTCATCAGCGCCACGTCATCGCTGCCGTCCTCATTAACGATACGCATCGGCGTATCACTGCCATAGACCTCACGCGCCATAGAAAGCCACACGACGCCAGCACGGCGCATGGATTTAGCCATGTTGTCCATGTAGATATAGGACTGCGTGTCCATCCGGTTAAAGATGCTATCAACGGTATCGGTAGCGACGTTGCTCGGCATGTTCTCAAGCTGAGACGCACCTGTAATTTGCTGAATAGCCGTTCCGGTGTACTGCAATAGCCCGGCAAGAGCAGGAGGCATTTGTGTAGGAGGTGTCCAGCCAGCAACCTGAGCCTCTGAAATGACCGTTCCGTTTTTGTCCTTCTTGCTGGTCATGGGAAGAACTGCAGGTCTTTTCTTATTCCTCTCTGCCCAGTGATTCATTAATGGACCGGGAATGAAATCAACATCCACGATAGGAATGCCATCACCGCCAGCCTGAGTAGCATTATCTGCAATCATGGAAACCATCAGGTTCTCAAGACGCTGTGCATCCATCGCTTTTGCAGCGTGGCCTTCGATTCGCTCCTGATTATCAACAAATGAGCGACGCCCATATACCGGGATGAGAGGAATATGTTCACCCGGAATACGCTTCGGTTCTTCCAGCCATTCAGCGCCAGACAGAAGACCGCAATAAACGCGGCGTTTCTTCACTGTCCGCTCGCCAATCAGTTCGAATGCGCCATCGGTCAGCTCGTCGACAATATCTTTGATTTGCTCTTCATCATAGATTGCCGTTTCTCCGCTAACAGGGTTACGCCATGCTGTGAGCTTCACCTTCTCTATGCGAACTTCGTAGTAGCGACCAACATAGATAGCATCAGGAGTTGACCAGTCATATTGAGTGCCAGTGTCATCACGAGAAAGGCTTGCCGCGATGGAATCAGGGTATTCAGCCTCGAACGCTTTAGGCGTCATGGAGAACATTTCCATAGCCCACATAGCATCAGAGCGGTCATATTGCTTGCTGTCCTGATCGAAGAAGACGCATGTCGCTGGGTCGTAAACAGGAAGAAGGCTGATGCGTCGCTGCTCGTTACTCGGATCCATTTCATCTTCGTAATCGGCACACATGCGGAAACAACCGAATCCGCCCGTTACAGCATCATCAAATGCGTTATCACACGCTTCGCCGCCGGATGTTTCCTGATAGTCAGCGCGGAATTTGCCGTTCATCTTTTCGGCTAACGCTTCCGATGCCTTGTCATCCTTCGGCCTGAATTTAACGCTTATGCGATTCTGTCGATACTCGCCAATGATGCGATCACATTCACGGGCAATCTTATTCAGTTCAAAGCGCGGATAATGCTCAAACCTGCCTTCATCAAATGAGTAACCAGCGTTTGTGCTGCCTTCCCACTGTGCGCCGGACACCCTGACGAAACGTTGAGCCTCAATAATCTGCTCACGCATATCCTGCGTTGCCGACCAGGCATTATCAAAGTTGCACAGCACCTTGCGATGCCAGTCAGCCATCTTTTTTTCTGCCATATCAACCTACACCACAAGGAATTGAGTAACTGGAATAGTCGGGTTGCGCAGCCGACTCCGGGCAATGCATACACATCATCAGCGCATCAGCCAGGTTAGGAGATGGAATACCGAGCTTCTGCTTCATTTCGACCTTAGTCATTAGCTCCAGCTTCCCGTTGTTATTGAATTTGCGCTGAATCTGCGTCAGTTCTGCAAACAGCTTCTCCAGCATCTTCTCGCCTATCGCTTCTTTGTCGAAACTCAGCATGTCGTCGGGGTCTGCATACTCACCATGAACAACCGCCCGATATGTCAGATACAGCCTGTCAGCCAGCGCGTAATAGAATTGCGCTCGCTTATTGCGGAACACATCGCCAATAGTGCGAACGTTGTCGCCCTGTACGACTTCATCAGCCCATGCTCCGGCCTGATACGGTGCATCTTCATCGAATGGCGATTCGCTGCCCTTGAACATCGTGGCGGTGATTTTCTTACCGGAGAATGCTTCCGTTGTCTGTCTGCGCAGCCCCGCACCAACACCATCACCATCCCACAAATAGTGGTCAGCGCCGTCTTTAATAGCCAGCGAAGTTGCCCAGTCAGCACCTTCATTGATGTCCATCAGCAGACCTTCGGCAATGAGCTTAACTACCGAACCGTGACGCGATGCATAACCTTTAGCATCTGGCCCTGTATCTGATGGGTCATGCGCAGAGACAACAGCGCCTTTCGCTTTCCATCCGAGTTTCTTGTGCGCATCGGTTGCGGCTTCAAGCCATTCACGTTTGATGATTGCCATATCACTTGCGCTTACCGGCTCACCAAGCCAGATGTGACGATACAGTGTCGGATTTCTGCGTTTGCACTCTTCCATCTCCAGACGGAGAACTTCAGGAAAGTGCGGGTTGTCGGTGTAGTTCACCGTCAGCAGGCAAATATCATCGGGAGGATTTACAACGAATCGCTGATAGGTATCGTCGAGGATGTTTTTCGGGTTAAAGCTCACCCATATTTCAGAGAACGGCTTACGGATGGTTGGTATCAGGATATCCCATGATTCCTTCGTTACCGCCTCCGCTTCTTCCACCCAGCAGATATCAATACCTTCGAGCGATTTAATCTTCGTCGGGTTGTTTTTGATGCCGTAGAACATGAATTCAGCATTCGTTCCGAGATGACGAATCATTGAACGCTGAATTTCAAACTCAGCCGAATATCCTTCACGCTCGATGGTATCTTCAAGCAACCGGATTACCGAATCGCTGATACTGTTTTGCAGTTCACGAGCGCAGAGAATACGCACTGGCTGCCGACGCGCCGCTTCAACAAGCAGCCTCGCAATTGCCCATGACTTACCGCTACCTCGACCGCCTTTGGCGACTTTGTAGCGATGCGCCTCAATGAACGGTTCAAAGATAGGATTAATCGAGGTCATTTCCCGAATAGAGTGCTCATCGGTGATGTTTCAATCTGAATTGCGCCGCCGTCTTTGCCTGTTAGCTCGTGATCAACCTTGTCGCGCCATTTATCCTTCTGTCGGTTCTTAAGCCAGAAGATGGCAGCTGTTGTATCAGGCGGGTAATACTTCTCAAGCGGAGTTTCGACAATTCTGTTTTCAATAACACGAATATCGATGTCTGGAGCCACGAAGCCCATAGCGCGTTGATAAAGACGATCACTAACTTCTGCATCAGCGACGTCCTTACCCTTTTTTATGGACTCTAAAAACTCCGGATATTCCAATTTCCAATTGTTGATTGTTGCCTCGCTCACTTCAAAGAAGTCCGCGAGTTCGGCGTCTGTATAGCCCAGCAAGCACAGTTTGCGTGCCTGTTCGGCATACGCCTCTTGATACTTCGTTGGGCGCGCCATGTTTATGCTCCGGTGGTGAACAGGTCTAACGCTTCCTTAGATTTACGCACCGCTTCGATAGTGCGGGTCGTGATATCTGAATTAGCGCCACCTGACTGGAAGTGAATTTTGAATAGCTCAAGCTTCAGCTCGTCAGTGCCAATGAACTGAAATGCTTCTTCTGCGGCTGCGTTCTGGTTCATGACCAGCTTGTAAATCTCTAACTGGAATTTCTGTTCTTCAGTCATGGGAATAATCTCTGCCATTGTTGGCTCCGTTTATCCGTTAAAAGGGATATCAGTTAAGTTATCCCGTGTAGGGTATAAGCCATTGTCGAGACCACTCATTGAATGGTCTCTGCAATAACCGATGTCTTTCCATCAGTCCGCCACCACAAAGAATCTTTTTTGCCATAAGGCAGGAGGTTCATCTTTCAGTGGCTGCCAGTGTTATTTCCCCACTTACTGGCTTGGGTTGTTTCGCGGTACTGCCGTAATGCAAAAACTGGATTAATCTGCAAAATCACACCATTCCGGGCAAATACATTTGCACTTCATTTGCCGCTCTCTCACGTGCAACATGAAGCAATCTTTTTCGCCCACCAACGCCCCACTTAGCCATTTGGCTTGCGCACTGGCTTATCGCTTTGGTTTCAGTATTGATGATGTGATCGATTCTATTCAGACGGGACATTGCGCCAACGCCGAGACGGACAACCGTTTTGAAAACTTCATAAACTTCGATTTCAAATTCCGGCTTAATCCATGCTGCATATCTGATTGCCAGAAGTTCAACACCCCACACACCTGGTTCTGCACCACCTTTGATTATTTTAAGTGGTTGAATTTGTTCCAAAGTGCTTTTTTGCACTTTGGCCTCCAGTGCTTTTATGAAGCGTTTTATCTGCGCGCTACGCAAAAACTGGCTTGGGCGCTGTTGCTCTGTAGCCTCTCCATTTGCAACTGCTGCTGCATGGAGATCGTTTAAGTTGTAGCGTCCATCCTCATCAACACGAACGGACACACCATTGACAATAACTGTTGGGTACTTCATCAGTGATCACCTTTTAGTGATGAACCTTGTCACACAGGATTCCGGCCCACAGAAAGGCACCGATCACCAAACCGGCATCCTCAAGGGTCATCCTGAAAGGTTCTGTGTTCATAAGTCGCGCGTGTGAAGCGCGTTTACTGCGGACATAAAAAAGCCCCGCATCGCGAGGCTCATTAAATGGACTTTGTGATTTGCAAAAAAATTATTTCAGGCACTGAGTCCTGATGTACTCCTGCAGGTAGTTAACCTGCGCGGTTATCCTGTCGATTCCACTTCGGAGACGGTAATAATTGAGTTCAGCATCTGCTGTAAGTCTTGGGCTTTCTCCATCGCCCATGCTGCTGGCTCCGGTCGTTGACTTTGCACAGGTGGCGGCGACTTGCAGGCGCTTACGCCCAGCAGAAACATCAGCACGGAGACTTTCGATAGTCGCATTAGCATCAGCAAGCTCCTTTGTGTATCTGGCGTCGAGTTCTGCTACATCACGTTGACGCTTCTGCATGTCAGCGATTGTGGATGTGGCTTTATCACGTTGCTCTTTGTATGCGATGGCGTTATCACGGTAATGATTAACAGCCCATGACAGACAGACGATGATGCAGATAACCAGAGCGGAGATAATCGCGGTGACTCTGCTCATGCCTCAATCTCTCTGACCGTTCCGCCTGCTTCTTTGAATTTTGCAATCAGGCTGTCAGCCTTATGCTCGAACTGACCATAACCAGCGCCAGGCAGTGAAGCCCAGATATTGCTGCAACGGTCGATAGCCTGACGAATATCACCGCGATCAATCATCGGTAAAGCGCCACGCTCTTTAATCTGTTGCAATGCCACAGCGTCCTGGCTTTTCGGAGAGAAATCTTTCAGGCCAAGCTGCTTACGATAGGCATCCCACCAACGGGAAAGAAGCTGGTAACGGCCTGCAGCTGTTGATTTGAGTTTGGGGTTTAGCGTGACAAGTTTGCGAGGGTGATCTGAGTAATCAGTGAATAGCTCTCCGCCTACAATGACGTCATAACCATGATTTCTGGTTTTCTGACGTCCGTTATCAGTCCCCTCTGACCACGCCAGCATATCGAGGAACGCCTTACGTTGATTATTGATTTCCACCATCTTCTACTCCGGCTTTTTTAGCAGCGAAGCGTTTGATAAGCGAACCAATCGAGTCAGTACCGATGTAGCCGATGAACACGCTCGTTATATAAGCGAGATTGCTACTTAGTCCGGCGAAGTCGAGAAGGTCACGAATGAACCAGGCGATAATGGCGCACATCGTTGCGTCGATTACTGTTTTTGTAAACGCACCGCCATTATATCTGCCGCGAAGGTACGCCATTGCAAACGCAAGGATTGCCCCGATGCCTTGTTCCTTTGCCGCGAGAATGGCGGCTAACAGGTCATGTTTTTCTGGCATCTTCATGTCTTACCCCCAATAAGGGGATTTGCTCTATTTAATTAGGAATAAGGTCGATTACTGATAGAACAAATCCAGGCTACTGTGTTTAGTAATCAGATTTGTTCGTGACCGATATGCACGGGCAAAACGGCAGGAGGTTGTTAGCGCAACCTCTTGCCACCCGCTTTCACGAAGATCATGTGTAGAAGGCCGCAGCGTAACTATCACTGATGAATTCAGGATAGCCAGTGGCTACGGCTCAGTTATGGTGCTGGTTAACGGACTTGAACCGCTACCCATTCGCTTACAAGGCGACTGCTCTACCATTGGAGCTAAACCAACATATTTGGCGGGACAGCGTGGACTCGAACCACGATAAGAAGGTTAACAGCCTTCCGTAATGACCTTTATACGACTGACCCAAATAAAAAAGCCACCGTTGCAACTTAAGAGTCACTAACGGCAGCTTACCCTCTAATTATGGCTAAATGGCTAATTGCATGTCAAGGCTTTTAACAGCAACATGCTTAATTTTCTCAACACGTTTACGCATTTTGAAAGCATTTTGCATTGGCTGGTATAAAACAAATAATGACGCTTTCAGGATGTCGTCAATTTCGTTTCTACAGGTTGCCAGTGAAGGTTTTCTCCATCCCTCGCCACCACGTCCACACATCTTGCGTGGCTTTGCAGTCGCGTGATAGTAGGATGCAATTGCTCGCTTAGATGAACCATGAGCGTAGTAGCTGAGGAGGATGCCAAAGGCTTTCTTGTCAATGTACATGACGGAATCGACGACCTGAGAAATCAACATTCCATCATCATCATTGCACATTGGCCTTGTTATAACTCTTCCCGGCTCTACGCTCTCCATGAACTTCGCTATTACGCTGCTCATGCGCTTTTCCAGACGACCTGAATAAACCCATGCGCCCCACAGTTCAAGCCAGCCATTCAGCCACTCGTGCTGCTCTTTGGTGAGGTTTAGTTCTCTTATGCCCACGCGCCTTCTCCCTGTACCTGAATCAATGTGAGGTTTCCGCAGAACACTGCGCCGGTATCGATATACATCTGGTTGGCAAACTTGAGTGGTTTCACTGCTGGCGTATGACCAAAGATGAACGTGTCCGCTCCTTTGATTTCTTTCACGATCCCGTCTTGTGAGTTGCTGATTCGTTCGCGGTTCCAGATTACCTGCTGATGATCAACTGGCTTTCCAAATTCGTATTCGTCACAAGGATAATCGGCGTGGCAGATGACATATTTTTTACCTTCGCTCACCAGTTCGATGATTAACGGAAGTTCATCTGCTTTATGGGCAAGAGCTTTAGCCAGAATTTCTTTGTCGTAATCGAGATTAAAGAACCAGCCACCGCCATTAAGCAGCCAGTGATTGACGTTTCCACGCTCTGATAAGCCATCAATCATCATTTGCTCATGGTTTCCACGTACAGCTCGGAACCAGGGGAATGTGATTAATTCCAGACATTCGACGTTCTCTGTACCGCGATCGACCAAATCGCCAACCGAGATAAGCAGGTCTTTGTTGGTGTCGAATCCTATCGTCTCCAGTTTTTTCATCAGGTTCGTGTAGCATCCGTGCAGATCGCCAACTACCCAAATATTTCGGTATTTGCTGCCATCAATTCTTTCGTAATAGCGCATCTCTTTCACTCCATCCGCGATGAACCATAAGAACGTCGTTGACGATGGCGTGCATTTTCCCGTCTTTATCATCAACGTATTTTCTGACCGTGCCGCGACTACATTTCAGTCTGCGTGCTACTTCTGTCTGGTTTCCGTATGCTTCAACGAGCATGTCTGGAATGGTTTTTACTGAGAACGTCATGCGGCCTCACTTCTGCTATTTCGCAGGTCTTTGAGTTTCTGTTGGTACTCTGCCTTGATCGCCTTGCACTCTTCGATAGTCCAGCGATTGCGGCTATGGTTTGATTCGATTTCGTCTACTGCTTCCTGCCCGATGCGGTTAATCAGTTCGACGCGATACGGAACGAGATTTCCGCTTTTGTGCTGGTTGCACACCACGCATTGCTTGTGAATATTGCGTTCATCAAATCGGAGTTGAGGTGCCGCAGCAGTTGTCCGGTAATGTCCGGCATCCCACTGAGCAGACGTGAGCGTTCCGCACGAGATACATGGTAAGTCGCGGTCTCTTTCTCTGATGAAGGCGTTTACGGCTTGTTGGGCTTGTTTAATCCAGTAACTGCGGGGCTTTAAGGCGAGTTTTCGAATCTTCAGTTTATCTTTCTGTTTCTGCTCCTCTCGTCGTAGTTTCTTCTCTGCTGCTTTTTCCGCTTTTTCGCGTTCTTTACTTCGTCGTTCGAGTGCTATCTTTGTTCCACACTCTGGAGAGCACCACCACTGATTAGCGAATGCAGGGTGAAACCATTCCCGACATTCATCGTTTTTACATCGTCTTCGCGCTGGTTTAGCCATCGTCTTCTTCCTCGTACATTGAGCTATTCGGATCGCTCATCAGTTCTGCGCAACAGTGCTCACACACGTGAACTTCCAGCACATGCAGCTTCTGACCGCAGTTAGCGCACGTTAAAGCTCGCTCGACGCTTTCTTTCTGGTATTGAAGGGATTGGGATGGGCTAAGCATGGCTTTCACCATTAAAAAGTCGCTTGTAAGCATCAATATCTCGTTTTGCCTCACCAAGCTTTCGTCTTAATTCCATGTTTTCTGATTCAAGCTTTTCCATGTCTTGTTGGTATCGTTCGTGGTGTTCTTTCCATGCTTTTCGATACGCCTTCATGTATGTCGTTTTGGCCTTTCTCTTTGCCTGACGAACAGCGTGATGGTTTTCTACAAACCACTCAGGGTCGTTAAATGCTGCTCTGGCGCATGTAGACAAATAATTTGCGGCCTCCCTGTTTGGCCAACAAATACTGATAAATGGCAACTTGATAAGCACCATTTTTCGTTGAGACTCTTTCTCGCCAAACATGTGCCATTTTTTGATGCTAAGGCCAAATCCAGGTTGAATTAAAAGCATTGTCATTTCCTCGCACGATGTCTTAGCCACCGGATATCCCACAGGTGAGCCGTGTAATTGAAGGTTTTTACGTCAGATTCTTTTGGGATTGGCTTGCGTTTATTTCTGGAGCGTTTCGTTGGAAGGTATTTGCAGTTTTCACAGATTATGTCGGTGATACTTCGTCGCTGTCGCCTCATGCCGCCCTCCTGACGCCCTGCCCGATCGCCATCAATGCCGCTTTGGATACGGTAGTAAACATCCGTCGAGGACTGATGAACGGTCGCCAAATCAGCAGCATGGAGCCTTTGCTGTTTCCCTTCTTCTCCAACCCTGTCGATGGTTCGATAAAATTAATCCGTCCATCAGTGATAATGCGAACTTCGTCGACACTCTCCAGAGCCTTGCTGAACCATCCGACTGACATATCCTCTGGCACAAGCATAACTACCGTCTGTCGCTGTTGTATGCACTGCTCAGCGGCTTTTTCCACCCACGGCCTGATATTGCTGTACGGTGGGTTATTCCAGATTGCACCGTGGCTTAACCACTCAGAATTGAGCGCGTCGTCGGCCTCAGTTAGCCAGTGAGCGCACAGAGTGTTTTTGTCGCTCGCTGCCGAATCCAGCCAGAATCCAAACTCAATATCCAGTGCATCAAAAAGCCAAAGCGGCGTTTGCCAGCAGTCCTTGTCGTGTGCTGGCGTATTTGATTTGATAGTCATGCAGCCTTCCCTTTTCGTTGTGACCATTCATACTCTCGCCGGGAGTCATCACTCCACCGCACGTTGCGCTCTGAGCCGAACCAGAACATGATTTCGATAAGCTCAGTCATGCTGGCCTTTCGCATTTTGCTGGTACGAACGCCAAGCATAACAACGCCACCGTCGATACCAGGCACACTTCGTTGCTCCATTTTTTTGGTCTTAAGCCACAGGGCAGTGAACAGGTCTTTCCAGTCTTCCGGCGCCAGCCGTTGACCATGCCATAGCACCTGACGCGAAACATCGTTCAGCATCGACCACATGCGGTCATTCTGCGCTTTGCTGCGCTTGGGTTCTTTAACGTGGACTTCGTGGGGTGACTTGTCGTCGATGGGTAGTGAGAGAATGGCGTCTATGGCGTTATTTCTGATTGCTTCGTTGCGAAGCAGAAAAGTTTGTTTTGTCATGCTTCATCATCTCGTTCCATGCATCCATGCATTCTTGGTGGCTATTTCGCGTAACCTCTATCTTCGTTTTCTCACCTTCACACCAGTGGCGAAGGTAAACTTTCAGCACGATGTAACGCTGACCCGTCCAGTGCTTCGTTTCGTCGAATGTAGATATTCCGGAACCGCAAAATATGCACGGCTTTAACTCGCTCATACTCACTCCTTCACTTTTATTCCAGCGGCGCGGATGTTTTCCTCATAAGCATCCATTCCATCGCCGAAGCCATTGGAATAATCAACAGTAAACCCTTTGGTTAATGCTTCTCTGCTGTCGATAAACTTTGGCGCGGTTATTTCAATAGCTGCTCGCGATGCCTGCCACGCTTGCCAATACATCTCAACCATATTGGCGTATATTTTATTTTTATGATCACATCCGGTGTAATTTTCAAACCATTCTTCAAACTGCTTTCTTGATTCGTCCATCGATACTTACCCTCAGTTCAACTCACAAAACGCCACGCCATTTTTGCTACAGCGACAGGCGCAACACCGATAATCACCCACATGAGAATGCTACCGAAAAGCACACCCACCATGTCTTTACCTTCACCCACCAACCGGATAAAACTGCTGGCAACCACAATGAACGTCACCACCATCCACATAGCACCGAGAATCCTCAATGCAGAGAAAATTAACTCAGCCACGATTTACCCTCCCCCAAATAAAAAGGCCTGCGATTACCAGCAGGCCTGTTATTAGCTCAGTGATGTAGATGGTCATACGTCCGCCCCTTGTGCATATCGTCTGCCACGCGCAGCAGGTGCATTTGATGCTGTGCAAATCTGTCTGGCTTCATCCTGGTTACATGCAACAAAGTGTCCGTTACAGAACCGCTGGTAAACCGTACCAAGCGAGCCAAAACGGTTTTTCGTCACGATGATTTCAGCAAATGGCGCGGCGCTACTGTTCTCGTCATATACCGCTTCCCGATAGAGCATGATGATTGAGTCTGCGTCCTGTTCAATGCTTCCTGAATCACGCAAATCTGCGTTTGTCGGGCGTTTGTTTGGTCGCTTCTCAACATCGCGCGAAAGCTGACTCAGGGAGATAACAGGCGTTTTCAGGTCCTTCGCCATCGCCTTCAGGCTTCCGGAGATGTGAGCAATTGCAAGGTCGTTGCGGTCTGCTTTCGGCTTCTCAATCAGGCCAAGATAATCCGCCATGATGAGTGACAGGTTTGGGTTTTCCTGTTTGTGCCGTTCTGCGATTGAGCGTATTTCTTCGACCGATAACCGCGAGGCATCGACAACCCATACATCCAAATCTGCAAGCTGACTCATGCCGTTAGCAACACGTGCCCAGCCTTCGTCATCCATCGCTGCAGGATTTCGCAGCACACTAACCGACATCCTCCCGGCGTTGGCAATGCTTCGCTCTGCAATCTGCAATGCGCTCATTTCCATTGAGAAAATCAATACCCCGCGCCGGACGTCAGAACCAGGAATAACGCGGCTTGCAACGCCTTCGGCAATCTTCAGCGCCAGTTCGGTTTTCCCCATACCAGGACGAGCAGCGATTATCACCAGGTCTTCTGCGTTCATCCCTCCGGTGATGGCATCAAGTTCTTCGATTCCGGTCTTCAGGGTATCGGACTCTTCTCCGTTCCTCAGACGCCTGTCAAGCGTGTCAGTGTAGTCAGTAATGATTTCCCCTAACCGTACAGGTTTAACCTCGTCACGGGGCTTTCTGATGGCTGAAAGACGCTTTACAAGCTCATCCATCGCCTGACTCGATGCGTCGATGGTTCCGCTCTGAATTGGTTCACGCATTTCATCCATGATTTCCAGCACCAGACGGCGGTGATAATTATCCGCGACCATTCCGGCATATCCCTTCAGGTTTGCGGCACTCGGGCAGTTTTTGCTGGTCATCAGGATTGACGTGAAATGCTCCTCTCCGCACGCCTCGGCAACCATCAGCGCGTCGATTAGGTTTCTGTTTCTCGCCTGCTTCCGGATAACCTCGAAGGCTTTCCGGTAGAGCGGAATTGAAAACGCTTCCGGCTCCAGCGTTGCCAGAACGTCGCTGGCGGTTGGTGTTAATCCACCAATCAGCAGGCCACCGATAACGCTCGCTTCGATATCCTGTTTCATGCAATCCCCCTGTCTGCAAACTTCCCTTCCCGAACTCCCGTTAACGAATCTTCCCTCAGCAGGTAATCAAAATCGGCCGTCCAGCCAGTGTCGTTGTCTCCGAAGTAAAACGGCTTGGCCTGATGTACAAACGCCCTGACATACGCTCTGAAACCGTCCACGTTTGGCGTTTTCAGTTGCGGGATGATTTTCTTCAGGCGGCGTTTGCGTTTCTCGTTGACCGCAACAGCGTGTGGCAGTCTGTCACCGACTTCGGTGTTGTAGGCGTTCAGGAAGGATTCGTAGTCGATTCGTTCTGCCTTGCGACGTTCAGGTTTAACCTGCCCATCGCCGCCCCCGTTAGGGGGTAAGGGGGTATTTGTATTTATTGTCTTTTGTATATTGTCTTTTGTGTTTAGCTGACTTGGCTTATACCCATTAGCCGACTTGACTAATGTTTTATTAGCTGTTTTAGCTAATGTTAAGCTGTCCTGGCTAATCCACTGAGAAACCACCTTGTTCACTCCGATTTTCACGCCATCAGCAATGAGGAATTTACGCTCGATAAGCTGGCGCTTGGCAGCGCAAACATGAGTGTGATGAATACCTGTCATGGCTGCTATCTGCGTGTTTGTGAGTCGATCCATCGGCTTATTGAATCCGTATGTCTTGCGCATGATAGCGAGCATCACCTTCAACTGCCGGACGGTTAAATCAGCCATCAGCAGACTGTCGGTAATCTCGTTAGCAACGCGCATGAAACCATCTTCGGTATCTGCCACGCGATGCTCCACGACCTCCAGTTGAGGCCTGTAATCAGCTAACTTAACGACGCCCATGTTTCACTCCTGCTTTGGCTAGCCTGTAAACACCAACAAGGCGCTCTGCGAACGCCCTGTTATTTGCTGCGGCTACCACTAATCCCTCAGGTGAATCAGGGTGTCGAATCTCTTCTTTTTCCTGGTATTTCTTACGACGTTTTGTCATAATTACTCCTGTGGATTGATCCAGTCTTTCTACATCAGGCCTCAAAACTGTTGCAGCAGTCTTGAGGCTTTTCTTTTGTCAGCACCATGGCTACTTTCTTTGCCAGCTCTGCTAATTCCTCGTCTTCAACACCCCACTCCAGCACAGCCAGAAGCATGGCCATCTTTGGGATAAAGCTGTCTTTCCATCGCGAAATTTGCGATTCATTAATCCCTAATGCATCAGCAACCTTTCGCTGACCACGTACAGCAATTCGATTTAGGATGTTGCTTGTGATTGCATTCGCTTTCTTGCGAGTACTTGTAAGTTGCATATGTAAGTATTTCCTTAACAAATAAGAAGTTATACGCACCAACTGATGCGCGTTGTATTCCCGCATTTCGGCGGGAATGAGGACCATGACTGTTAAAGAGCGGTGTTACTATTTGTTTTTCTTGTTGCTTGGGAAAGGACGAACTTCCTCTCCAATCACACTGCCATCAGGCTTTACCGTAACCATGATGTTACGGCCTGCCAGAATGGCCTTGCTGATAGCGCACTGGATTACACCAAAGTCACTGGCTGCTTTAGCCTGTCCATGGATTTTGGCGTAATCGGCAAGTGTCATTCGAATCATATGCACTCTCCGTTATTAACCATGAACAAAGAATACTACAGGTATTCAAGACAATCAATACTCAGGGTATTTTTAGTTTAAGTACCTTAGCTATTAGAATTAAGCTATGGAAAATAAAAAATCACTGACGACAGAACAGCTCGAAGACGCTAAGCGGCTTAAGGCTTTGTATGAGTCAAAAAAGAAAGAATTGGGAATAACCCAATACTCAATCGCTGATGAACTGGGTATCACCCAAGGAGCGGTAGGGCATTATCTTAATGGCAGAAACGCGCTAAACGTTGAGGTTGCATCTGGTTTTGCACGATTGTTGCAAGTCTCAATTGCTGATTTTAGCCAGTCAATTGCTGCCAAGGTTGCAGAACAGGCAGAAAGCCTTAAGAGCGATGCCAACGTAAGGTATGCAGGGGAATACAGAGCAGGAAAGAGGTATCCGGTGTTAAGCAGTATCCAGGCTGGCTCGTGGTGTGAAGCATGCGAACCATACACCATTAAAGACATAGATGTTTGGCTTGAGTCTGACGCGCATATTCAAGGTAATGCGTTTTGGCTTAAAGTGGAAGGTGATTCAATGACGGCACCGGTTGGGTTAAGCATTCCAGAGGGAACATTCGTTCTTTTCGATACCGGAAGAGAGGCGATCAACGGCAGCTTGGTCATAGCAAAACTTTCTGACTCTAACGAAGCAACATTCAAGAAGCTGATAATCGACGGCGGAAATAAATACCTCAAGGGACTTAATCCTGCATGGCCTCTCGTGCCAATCAATGGAAACTGCAAGATTATAGGCGTTGCAATTGAGACAAAACTAAGGCTGGTTTGATCACGCAAGGGGCGATTATGGTTGGAACCGCTATAGCAAGCTTTTTTGGGATGTTGGCAATCTCGACAATTTACGGCTTAGCGCATGCTTTTATTGCGAAATCTCTATCAGAAAAAATAAGCCAGGCTTGGGCGCATAGATCAGCTCGTTTCATGATTCTTGTGATCATAGCAATACAAGGGATATCTGCATTTATCCTCTATGGATCAAGCTTATACCTATTGTATCAAGGCGCGACATTTACGCCTTACACCAGTGATTACGGAACTCTATACGATGGTAGTGAAGACATCACTGTGGCTTGGATCGTCTTTGGTTTATCTATGGCCGTGTCTGTTGTAGCAGACATCATTAAGGTAATTCTCGTCTTAACCTTCGCTGACTAACCCATAATCCCGGCAGCAATAGCTATCGGGATCCACTTCACATATCCCGCATAAAAATCACTGAACAAGCAGACAGCGAAAAAATAAATATCCTTTGTATTCATTTGTTTATCATTATTTCATCAAAAATAAATACCTTGGGTATTTACACAATAAAATACCTACAGTATTCTTTAGCCATCAGCAGGACGCTGGAAGCCAAACGGAACAGATTGGCAGGCTCTTTAACATTGATGGGATTGTCCCGCCGAAATGCGGGAACCAAAGAGTAGTTGGCTTTGGGGTGACGTGAAGTGCAGCTGCACGACGGCAACCGGAAGATAAGCACCCGGCGCGTCACCGCCAAAGTCAATCATCGGAGGTCAACATGACAGTAGTCATTACATATCTGGCTGACGATAACGCCAGAAATCGCCGCAGAGCACGCAGACAGGCTCAACGTGAACAGGCAATGCAAGAACAGCGATTGGCACGAAAAATTGCGCTAAAGCTCTCTGGTTGCGTCAGGGCAGATAAAGCAGCATCACTCGGAAGCCTTCGCTGCAAGAAGGTAGATGAATGCAGTGGAAGTATTTGCCTGCCAAACGTAGCCATTTACGCGGCAGGCTACCGGAAATCAAAACAACTGACAGCGAGGTAAGTGATGAATCAGACATACATTCCATCATGCTTGAGAAATCTGCCAAAGCAGAAAGCAAAGCCCCGCAAGCAAGCCATAAAGGACGCTAAGGCAGAGGTTATTGATCAAGCAATACAATTGCTCAGGAAGGAGTTAAGAAGTGGCAAGCTCGAAGGAATGATGATGCCCTATCAGCGCGGATATCTATCGGCGATTAGTAAGTTGGAAGTATTGAAGAGTGAATTATGAACTATCTGGAATTTCCGGATGGTTCATTGTTTTGGCAGCAAACCACTTATTTGAGGTGAGATATGGAGTTTCATGAAAGTGCGATTTGTGATTTTCGCGCTAACGCAAATTCAGTAAAACCACAGCCAATTGCAGTTCTTTTTAAAACAATGGGTGCGTGGGCTGTTTTATGCTTCGCCTCTGATGACACTGACGCAAGAATGGCAATAGGCCAAGAGATGGAGATGGACCCGACAAACGATGAATTCATAATTTATGGCGCTCCATCTAATTACTTACTTGATACCTGCAACATTTACAACAAGGCTGCCTGATGGGGGGGGGCTTTATTTTTGGCATAAACAACAGAATAAACACTGCACTGTGTATTCATTCCAATGAGTGAATACACGGAGCAATGTCGCTCGTAACTAAACAGGAGCCGACTTGTTCTGATTATTGGAAATCTTCTTTGCCCTCCAATGTGAGGGCAGTTTTTTTGACGGAGTAAACGATGATAAAAACTGATTACCCTGCAGAGCTTAAACAAAAAGTAATAACAGCAATTAAATGCTCTTTTATCTCATGTCGTACAGATGAAGAACGATATGTCGTTGAGTGTACAATTGTCGAGTTTCTCACAGCGATGGAATTTACCGCTGCAGAATCAATAGATGTATTAAAGCAATCAGACGGAAATGATATTGAAACGGATGATGTTATTGACCGACTAATAAAATCATTCGAAGAAGAAATAGAGTAGCCGCCTGAGCGCGGCTTTACCGCATACCAATAATGCTTCACGAGAGGCATTTTCGTTATGCAATCAAATATAAGGAGTTACCCATGATGCACTTTCAGCTCGCGGGTAGCGGCGTCATGTCCGCTTTCTACCCGCACGAATCTGAATTATCACGCCGAGTTAAACAATTAATCAGAGCAGCAAAGAAACAACTGGAGGCGTTATGCGCAATGAAATAGCCATTAATCACCAGATGCTTCGTGCTGCACAGAACAAAGCAGTAATAGCCAGATTTATTGGTGATTCTAAAATGTGGCTTGAAGCAAATAAAGCGATGAAGTCAGCTATCAACCTTCCGTGGTATCGCAGGAAATGAGTTTTACAGATAACTGGTCAGACGAAGAATTCATTCGTCAGATGAAAGATTTAATCGGTAACGAAGGAGATATTCATGTCACTTGCAACCACAGTGAAGGAGAGCAAGTTACAGAGACGCATGTACACGCAGCAGGCGTTAATGTATCGCCAGAAGGGAGATCGTGAAGGTGTTCGCGTATTTTTAAATGCGGCAAAGACTGAAGTATTAAATCAGCGTTATTTCCTTGGGCCATGTCCATTCTGAGGTGAATTATGGATTTGAACAAATTCGATGAGCCATTCAGCCCTGAAGATATCGAATGGCGAATACAGCAAAGCGGTAAAACACGCGATGGCAAGGTGTGGGCTATGGTGCTGGCTTATGTCACGAACCGGGCAATCATGAAACGCCTGGACGATGTTTGTGGCAAAGCAGGATGGCGCAATGAATACCGCGATATTCCCAACAACGGCGGCGTTGAATGCGGCATATCAATAAAGATTGATTCCGAATGGGTAACCAAATGGGATGCTGCTGAAAACACGCAGGTAGAAGCCGTCAAAGGTGGTCGTTCAGGTGCAATGAAGCGCGCTGCCGTTCAGTGGGGAATCGGTCGGTATCTGTATAACCTTGAGGAAGGTTTCGCACAAACATCTCTCGACAAAAAGCAGGGATGGCACAGGGCAAAACTCAAGGATGGAACAGGATTTTACTGGCTCCCTCCATCGCTGCCGGGATGGGCAATCCCAGCATCAGATAACAAACCATCACCAGAAAATACCAACCAGAAATCTCCATCGGTTGACTGCGAACAAATCCTGAAAGACTTCAGCGATTATGCGTCAACAGAAACTGACAAGAAAAAACTCATCGAACGTTATCAGCATGACTGGCAATTAATGGCTGGCAACGAGGAGGCGCAGGCTAAATGCGTTCAGGTAATGAACATCAGAGTTGACGAACTAAAACAGGCGGCATAAATGGCAAGCAGAGGCGTAAATAAGGTGATTATCCTTGGTCGGGTAGGACAAGACCCGGAAGTTCGATACTCACCATCAGGAACAGCGTTCGCTAACCTGACAATAGCCACGTCAGAACAATGGCGTGATAAGCAAACTGGAGAGCAAAAGGAGCAGACGGAGTGGCACCGCGTGGTAATGAGCGGGAAACTGGCAGAAATTGCCAGCGAATATCTGCGAAAAGGCTCTGAGGTTTATCTTGAAGGCAAATTGCGGACAAGAAAATGGCAGGATCAAAGCGGACAGGATCGGTTCACTACCGAAGTCATCGTGGGCGTTGGTGGAACCATGCAAATGCTTGGTGGCAAGCAAGGAGGCAATGAACAGTCTTCACCTCAGCGAAATAATGGTCAGCAACAAAGACAGCAACCTCAGCAGCATGGAAATCACAGCGAACCACCTATGAACTTCGACGATTCGGATATTCCGTTCTAGGAGCTGAATATGAAAATCTGCTCAAGATGTCATCAACAGAAGGAAGAAAGGGACTTTCAAATCAGAAGAGCATCCAGAGATGGATTAACTGCCGCTTGCCGGGCTTGCCTGGCTGAATACGACAAAGAGCGCGCGGGATTGCCACATCGAGTATCAGCAAGGAGAGAATATCAATCATCGGAACGCGGCAGAGAACGGTGTAACGCAGCCAAAAAGCGGTTCATTCAGAGCAACCCATGGAAAAGAAAAGCCCACATCATCGTGGGTAATTTTTTGCGCGACGGTAAGCTAATCCGACCACCACAATGTGAGTGCTGCGGATCAGAATGTAAACCACAGGCGCACCACTGCGACTACAGCAAACCAACCGATGTAATGTGGCTCTGCAAGTCATGTCATGTCGAGTGGCACAAACATAACAAACCTATCTACCCAGACGAGGAACCAGTAACTCTCCCTTTCCCTCATCACGCTATTCACGCAATTTAAGGACTTACATGAATCACTTGATGGTTGACCTTGAAACAATGGGCAACGGGCCATACGCGCCAGTTATTTCTATTGGGGCAGTATTCTTTGACCCGAATACCGGAGAAACAGGAGAAGAGTTCTCGGTAAATATCTCGCTTGAGTCATCAATGCGATATCGGGCGCGTCCTGACGCTTCAACGATTTTATGGTGGCTGGAACAGAGTGAAGAAGCCAGAAAATCGCTAACCAGCAACACTCAGGAGCTTTCAACGGCTCTTTCATGGTTATCTGAATTCATCATAAAGAACGCTAACCACAAATTCGTTCAGGTTTGGGGGAATGGAGCATCATTTGACTGCGTTATTCTCCGCAACAGTTATTCGCTGACAGGGCAGCCAGTTCCGTGGCAGTGGTGGAATGACCGCGACGTAAGAACAATCGTCGAACTTGGGAAGGCAATAGGATTCGACCCTAAGCGAGATATGCCATTCAAAGGAACTCGCCACAACGCTCTTGATGATGCCATTCACCAAGCCAAATACGTTTCAGCGATCTGGAAAAAGTTAGCTAAATAATCAACAGGAGAAAAACATGCCAGCGCCTCTGTATGGTGCGGATGACCCGCGCCGCTGTTCCGGCAATTCCGTATCGGAGGTGCTGGATAAATTCAGAAAAAACTACGATCGGATAATGTCGCTACCGCAGGAAACGAAAGAGGAAAAGGAATTTCGCCACTGTATATGGCTTGCAGAGAAAGAAGAACGCGAGCGAATTTACCAGACATCAATCCGACCATTCCGCAAAGCCACATATACCCACTTCCCTGAAATTGACCCGCGCCTGCGTAATTACCGCTCACGCTATGGTGCTATCAGTAATGACTGAGGAATTTACCATGAGAGGACTTGCATACAATCCCGGCATTCTTCCGGCAGAAATGATTATTCGCCAACGCGTAAAGCCAATGTCATCGAGAGAGGAATTGCTTAAGAGAAATTCTTTTCCGTCAGTAAATCAAAACAAATATCTGAATGCGATGTTGCGGAGTGGGAAAAAATGAAACAAATGTCACTAATTGAGATGGATGGTTTTCTGAAAGGTAAATGCATCCCACAAGATTTAAAGGTTAACGAAACAAACGCTGAATATCTGGTGCGTAAGTTCGGTGAACTTGAATCAAAACTGGAAACGGCGTTGCGGGAGTGTCGTTCTGCTGGAATCACGATTGATAACCTTGAGGCCAAGTGCGTGGCGCTGGCAGCGGAGAGTGCGGGGATGAAGAAGTTCTGCAAAGACGCTGCATTCGATGCCGATTACGAAGCAGAGCTAGGTATGGAGCGTGGTGGATTCAGTGATGCGCTTAACGAAATCAAAACCCCAGCCACCGATGCTTTTCTGGCTGAAGTACGTGCGCAGGGCGTGGATATGGCTCGTAACGCGATGATTGATTTTGTCGATGGTGAAGTTGGGCCAAACAAGAACGTTCCGGGGCTGATTAGAGGCGCAGAGATATGCGTAAGTATTGCTGAACAGCTTCGCAAAGGAGGCAACCAGTGACTGTATGTCTTATTGATAAACGTCGACGTGGGCAACAAATACCATCTGTTGAAATGCCGAATCACACATGGTTTTGCGTACTTGATATCGATGGTATGGATACGTTGGTTGACACTCGTCATTACTGCGATACCGCAACAGCTACTCCGGCGAAAGCAAAGAAAATGGCTGCTCTGATAGAAAACTGGACTCCACCTGATGGTTGGTGCAATGGGAATGATCGAGATTGGCACGAAAAAATGAAGGGCTATATCTGCGATTTTTTACGTAAATGCAACGGCTTCAGGGTGATGTGATATGACCAACATTAACTATCAGGCACTGCGTGAGGCGGCAGAACGTGCAATTCCGGCAATGGAACGCCTGTTAATGTTGCCAGCTGATGATGATTTGTTAAGTGAACAGGAACTTAAAGATTACGGTGTGGATATTGATGCGCTCAACGCCTTCAAATTTCTGACCGGACCAGAAACCGTGCTGGCGCTGCTGGATGAACGGGAAAGGAACCAGCAATACATCAAACGCCGCGACCAGGAGAACGAGGATATTGCGCTAACGGTAGGGAAGCTGCTAATCGAAAACGGCCGGCTTGTTGCCGATACGCTACGCCACTTAGCTGATAACGAAATCGACTCTGATTATTTTGCTATCACCTCAACGAATGAGAACGGTACTGAAATTGATCATGAGATGGCTATTACCGATTACGCACTGCAAGCTGCCGGAACTGTAGACGAATTGGTTGCGGCGTTGGAATCCGCAGAGAAGCGCATTGCAGAACTGGAAAGCAACGAAGTCCGTGAAGTCGGAAATCAGTTTCTTGTTGTTCGCCATCCTGGGAAAACTCCTGTCATCAAGCACTGCACTGGTGACCTGGAAGAGTTTCTGCGGAAGTTAATCGAACAAGACCCGTTAGTAACTATCGACATCATTACGCATCGCTATTACGGGATTGGCGGTCAATGGGTTCAGGATGCAGTTGAGTATCTGCATATGATGTCTGACGCTGACATTCGCATCAAAGGAGAGTGAGATCGGTTTTGTAAAAGATAACGCTTGTGAAAATGCTGAATTTCGCGTCGTCTTCACAGCGATGCCAGAGTCTGTAGTGTTAGATGATGACCGTACTCAAACATCGGGTTGAGTATTATCTTACTGTTTCTTTACATAAACATTGCTGATACCGTTTAGCTGAAACGACATACATTGCAAGGAGTTTATAAATGCGTATCAATGAGTTAGAGTCTGAGCAAAAAGATTGGGCGTTATCAATGTTGTGCAGATCCGGTGTCTTGTCTCCATGCAGACATCACGAAGGTGTTTATGTAGATGAAGGTATAGATATAGAGTCGGCATACAAATATTCCATGAAGGTTTATAAGTCTACTGAAGACAAATCCCCATTCTGCAATGTGCGAGAAATGACTGATACCGTGCAAAATTATTATCACGAGTACGGTGGAAACGATACTTGCCCTCTCTGTACAAAACATATAGATGATTAAACCCAATATTACATAACAATCCTCGCACTCGCGGGGATTTCTTTTATCTGAACTCGCTACGGCGAGTTTTGTTTTATGGAGATGATAAATGCACTTCCGAGTCACAGGTGAATGGAATGGAGAACTAGACTGGCCCCCTGAATCTCCAGACAACCAATATCACTTATTTAAGTGATAGTCTTAATACTAGTTTTTAGACTAGTCATTGGAGAACAGATGATTGATGTCTTAGGGCCGGAGAAACGCAGACGGCGTACCACACAGGAAAAGATCGCAATTGTTCAGCAGAGCTTTGAACCGGGGATGACGGTCTCCCTCGTTGCCCGGCAACATGGTGTAGCAGCCAGCCAGTTATTTCTCTGGCGTAAGCAATACCAGGAAGGAAGTCTTACTGCTGTCGCCGCCGGAGAACAGGTTGTTCCTGCCTCTGAACTTGCTGCCGCCATGAAGCAGATTAAAGAACTCCAGCGCCTGCTCGGCAAGAAAACGATGGAAAATGAACTCCTCAAAGAAGCCGTTGAATATGGACGGGCAAAAAAGTGGATAGCGCACGCGCCCTTATTGCCCGGGGATGGGGAGTAAGCTTAGTCAGCCGTTGTCTCCGGGTGTCGCGTGCGCAGTTGCACGTCATTCTCAGACGAACCGATGACTGGATGGATGGCCGCCGCAGTCGTCACACTGATGATACGGATGTGCTTCTCCGTATACACCATGTTATCGGAGAGCTGCCCACGTATGGTTATCGTCGGGTATGGGCGCTGCTTCGCAGACAGGCAGAACTTGATGGTATGCCTGCGATCAATGCCAAACGTGTTTACCGGATCATGCGCCAGAATGCGCTGTTGCTTGAGCGAAAACCTGCTGTACCGCCATCGAAACGGGCACATACAGGCAGAGTGGCTGTGAAAGAAAGTAATCAGCGATGGTGCTCTGACGGGTTCGAGTTCCGCTGTGATAACGGAGAAAAACTGCGAGTCACGTTCGCGCTGGACTGCTGTGACCGTGAGGCACTGCACTGGGCGGTCACTACGGGCGGCTTCAACAGTGAAACAGTACAGGACGTCATGCTGGGAGCGGTGGAACGCCGCTTCGGCAACGAGCTTCCGGCGTCTCCAGTAGAGTGGCTGACGGATAATGGTTCATGCTACCGGGCTAATGAAACACGGCAGTTTGCCCGGATGTTGGGGCTTGAACCGAAGAGCACGGCGGTGCGGAGTCCGGAGAGTAACGGCATAGCAGAGAGCTTCGTGAAAACGATAAAGCGTGACTACATCAGTGTCATGCCCAAACCAGACGGGTTAACGGCAGCAAAGAACCTTGCAGAGGCGTTCGAGCATTATAACGAATGGCATCCGCATAGTGCACTGGGTTATCGCTCGCCACGGGAATATCTACGGCAGCAAGCCAGTAATGGGTTAAGTGATAACAGGTGTCTGGAAATATAGGGGCAAATCCAAGAACCATTCAACAGAGTTATCGAAGCGGAGAACATCAACGACTGCTACGACCACTGGATGATATGGGCGCAGATAGCACATGCAGACGTAACCAATATTCGAATTGAAGAACTGAAAGAACACCAAGCCGCCTGATGGCGGTTTTTTATTTGGGGTAGTAGATGGCTGCAATTCACATTGTATCAATAATATGCAATGCAATTCAGATAGTTGCTTGCATTATCTTTGTTTTCTCAATCCTTAGCTCCCGACGATATTCTCCAGCAATTAACCGACATCCTGCACAAGTTGAAGCCGTCAGGATGGCTATAGAGTTACAAAATGATATGAATAAGGCATTAATGGAGATGGAGAAACCATTCACTGACAAGCATTAAGAGTGGAAATAAAGAAATCACACCGCCTCACACTCGATGAGGCCTGTTCATTGCTCAATGATATCCAGACCTACCGCAATAATACCAATCCAATAAATGGAGATTCCAGGTGGAAGAAGAAATCTTCACTCGTGAAGAGGCAGCGTCGTATCTGAAGGTAGACAAAGGCACTATCACGCAGTGGATACGAAGTGGACGACTTCAGGCCGCAAAGATAAATCCAGATAAACCTAAAAGCCCATATCGCATTTGCAAGTCAGACTGCATTGCGGCGCTTAAGTCTGTGAGACACAATAGCGCGGTGAATGCGGTTGATGTGCAGGAGGTTAAAGCATGTCAATCAAACTACGCGGTGGCACGTGGCACTGCGATTTCGTCGCGCCAGATGGATCAAGAGTTAGACGCTCTCTTGAAACATCGGACAAAAGGCAAGCGCAAGAACTTCACGATCGTCTGAAAGCAGAAGCGTGGAGAGTAAAAAATCTCGGGGAATCACCGAAAAAGCTATTCAAGGAAGCCTGCATACGGTGGCTGCGTGAGAAATCGGATAAGAAGTCCATTGATGATGACAAGAGCATTATATCGTTCTGGATGTTGCACTTCAGAGAAGCCATTCTCTCTGACATAACAACAGAAAAAATAATGGAGGCGGTAGACGGGATGGAAAACCGCCGCCATCGCCTGAACTGGGAGATGAGCCGGGACAGGTGTTTACGACTTGGCAATCCGGTGCCGGAGTATAAACCAAAGCTGGCAAGCAAAGGAACGAAGACGCGGCATCTGGCAATACTTCGCGCTATTCTCAATATGGCTGTTGAATGGGGATGGCTTGACAGGGCGCCCAAAATATCAACACCACGCGTTAAGAATGGACGAATCAGATGGCTTACAGAGGAGGAATCGAAGCGCCTGTTTGCAGAAATTGCTCCTCATTTCTTCCCTGTGGTCATGTTTGCAATCACGACAGGCCTTCGCCGTTCCAACGTTACAGACCTTGAGTGGTCACAGGTCGATCTGGATAAGAAAATGGCATGGATGCACCCTGATGAAACAAAAGCTGGCAATGCGATCGGAGTTCCTCTTAACGAAACCGCATGCCAGATATTAAGAAAACAGCAGGGGCTCCATAAGAGATGGGTATTTGTCCACACCAAACCTGCCTACCGAAGCGACGGAACAAAAACAGCAGCGGTAAGGAAGATGAGAACCGACAGCAACAAGGCATGGAAGGGAGCGTTAAAGCGGGCAGGCATTAGCAACTTCCGCTTCCATGACCTGAGGCATACCTGGGCAAGCTGGCTGGTTCAGTCCGGTGTCTCTCTTCTTGCACTTAAAGAGATGGGAGGATGGGAAACTCTCGAAATGGTTCAAAGATACGCCCACCTTTCAGCCGGGCATCTCACCGAGCACGCGAGCAAAATCGATGCGATTATAAGTCGCAATGGCACAAATACGGCACAAGAAGAGAACGTGGTTTACTTAAATGTTAGGTAA